ACGGCACGGTGACGGTGACCTACACGGCCCATGACGCTCTTGCGATGGCTCGATCGTTTCAGGCGTGCAAGAGGATTGCCAGGGTCCGATGCGCCCGCGCAAATGCGCTGATCGAGATCGAAGCCGAGCGGCGCGGGCTGGAGGTCACACGAGCGGTGTGGCGGGCGAGGGCTGAGGAAGGTTTTCGGCGGGGCTGCTTTTACACCATTGTGGCCGGAGCCGCCGGCCGTGTGCTTTTTGACGTCCCTGCTGTGGTCGCGTGGTGGCTGTCATGAGCGGGGCGGGCGCACAGGCTGTCGCGGGCGGGCCGCGCTATTCCATCATCCCGGCGGCGGCGGTCACCGATCCCCGGTTTCAGGGGCGGGATCTGCAAATCCTCGGGCTGATCGGTCGTCACACCGACCGCAACGGCTGGTGCCGGCTCAACCAGGGCAAACTGGCCGGCGCTATCAACGTGTCGCGCCCCACGGTGTCGCGCTCAATCGCCCGGCTGGTCGAGTGGGGCTATCTGGAAACCCGCACCCACTGGCGCGCCGATGGCGGGCGCGCGGCCTCCAGCTACCGTGTGCGCATGGACGTGGACGACGCCCTCGCGGCCCCGGAACTCGACATCGAGGACGATCCGGATGGGGGTGATGACGCGGCGTTTGAGGGCGGTGAGGCACTAGATGTAGTGGGTACCCCTGTTCACCTGGTGAACAGGCCCCTGTACACCCAGGATGAACACCCCCCTGTTCACTCTGGGTGCACAGCATTAACGACCCCATTAACAAACGATCAAAAAAAAGCTCAAAGGCAAAAAAAAGCCGAAGCGCCGCACGACCCGGAAGCACCACATGTGCCCACCGACGACCATCCGGGCGACGGGACGGGCCGGGAGGCCCACGACGAGGGTGCGGTGACCGTGGCCCATGCCGGCGACGCTCGCCCCGAGGGGGTGAGTGCGGCGGATGCCGGGGCCCCTCACGACGATCACGGCCCGGACGATGCGTCCGATGGCGGGTCAGGCGATGGGCCCGACCGCAGCGCGGCGGCTCGCAAGGCGCACGAAACCCGGATGCTCAACGATCTGCTGCGCGAGTTTCCCGGCGCGGTGACCGAACGGCGGCCGCCCATCGATGCGGCATGGGCGGCGCTTTCCGCCGACGACAAGCGGTCCTCGCATAGGCGGCTCGATGTCTATTTGCGGCGGGTCCGAGCAGCGAAGCGCAAGCCGGGCCGGCTGCTGAAATACCTGAGAGACGCGCCGTTCCGCGTGCTGCCGGACCCTGTCGAGCGGGCGGCGCGTGACGAGCCCAAGCCGCGTTTGCTGGATCGGGCCGTTGTCGAACAGTTCCTGCGCTCCGTAGCGGCGCGGGAGGTGCTGGCCCGGGCTCATGCCGACGGGCTGGTGATCAAGCTCGCCGGGCATGTGCGGGAAACCCACGCCCTGCCGGATCTCGAGGGTTACGCGGCGATGCGGGACGAGTGGCTGCAATCCGTGGCGGCAATGCGTGAGCGGGCGGCGGGCGACGATCTCGTGCAATCGGCGGCGCGGTCGGGGGCGCTGGTGTGGGTCGGGTTCCACGAGGAATGGCAGCGGTTCGCGGCGGATGTGCTGGGACCGCAGGCGCGCGACGGGCCGGATGCGGGCGAGGCGAGTGGCGAGGCCAGACGGCAGGCAGTGAGGTGAGCGTGATGGCGATGATGGCGAAACAGGAGGCGGCGATGTGCGAGGACCAGAGGCGGGCGAAACTGGCGGCGGTGCGGGAGGCGCGTGAGCGTGTCGAGGTGCAGGGCGATCCGCTCGGCATCCTGCGTCGCCCGGCGGCGAACGAGACGCGCCACGCGACCGGTCATGCCTCGGCAGGCGTGCGCAAGGCGCGCGATCCGCTGTTGCGGGCGGGTGGGACGTTGAAGCGGCTGTCACTCGGGCCGAAGGCGGTGCTTGGAAAACGCGACCTCGACACGGCGCGCTGCCTGGCATGGCTATGGGAGACGGAAGCCGGTGGCGGGCTGGTGCGTGCGATTGACTGGACGCTCGAGCGGGTCGACGGTGGACGCGGTCCGGTCGCGCCGGACCTGATCTGCGGTGCGTCGGATGCGCATGGATGGTTGTTGAAAGTTCGGCTCGAGGTAGGAGCGCGGGTGTTTCGTGTGTTGCATCGGATCATTGCTGAGGGCGAGTCCGTGACAGCCATCGCCATGGATCTTGAGGAGGACGCCGGCGCGCGTGCCTCGGGCGGTTGTAGCAGGCGCACACGCGATCATGTCTCGCGGATGCTTCGCGACGGGCTCGAGGACGCAGGGCGTGTGCTCGGGCCTGTCAGGGGGCTTCCAGCGCTTCTGGGTTGACATGTGGACCACCTATGAAGCATGTTTCACGCACAGTGAAGAAATGCGCCCGGCGGGGGAAGCCCCGACCGGGCTTTTTCATGGGCGGATGATGTTCACCCTCGAAGCAAACTTTGATCAGTTCGAGCGTGGCTTGACCGACTTCGAACGGCGGCAGGTGCCGTTCGCGATGTCCTTGGCATTGAATGAGACCCGGAAGGATGTTCTCGAGGCGGACCGGGAGCACAAACGTCGGGTGTTCGACAATCCGACGCGCTTCACGCTCAACTCCACGTTCGCGACCCGCGCCTCTAAGCGTGAGTTGTCAGTCGAGTTTCAGGTGAAGGAGTTCGCTGCGAAGGGTACGCCTGCCGCCAAGTATCTGAAAGCGCAGATCGTGGGTGGGTATCGTCAGCAGAAGCGTTCGGAACGGGCGTTGACCGCGCGTGGCTACATGCAATCGAACGAGTATTGGGTGCCCGGTCCCGGGGTGCGGATCAATGCCTATGGCAACGTGTCCGGAGCAACCATAGTGAGGATCCTGTCCGATCTCCAGGTCGCGGCCGATCCGGCGCAAAATCGTTCGGCAGTCTCCACCAAGAGAAACAAGAACTATCGGCGCGAACGCTTCTTTGTGCCATCGCGAGGAAGTCGCCTCGCTCCGGGTGTCTGGGTTCGTCGCGGAAAGAGGATCCTGCCCGCTTTGCTCTTTGTGTCCGCGCCGCACTATGAGCGTCGATACAAGTTCTTTGCCACCGGCGCTGAGACTGCAAGGCACCGGCTTCCGATACATTGGAAGGCTGCGTTCGAGCGGGCGATGGCGACGGCGCGCTGAAGCCGTCGGCGCTGGTGAGTTGAGGGCTCGGGTCCTTCTGACACACCGCCGCCCCGCGGGAATATTCGAGCCCTGGTGCATTGGGCTGTGTGAGCCTCGAAACCATGTGAACTTGTTGTTGATGTTGATGTTTGGGCGATGGTCGACACAAACAAATACCCTCTGCCGGATGGTGTTGCCGACGCTGACGTCAATCGCGCACAGCTCGCGGAGGCGCTCGGCGTCAGCGAGCCGACTATTGACCGCTTCCGAAAGGAAGGCCTGCCGGTGGTGCGGGAAGGCACAAACGGTCAGGCGTATCAGTTCCTTCTGTCCGAATGCTGGGCGTGGGTGCAGGAGCGCGAGGCCGGGCGACGGGCGCGTGAGGCCCGGGCGCAGGAATCGGTTCAGCAGCTCCGGCTGCAGGTCCTGGGTGGACGTCTCGGCGACAGCGAAATGGCGCTCACGCCAAAAGAGCGCGCCGAGCTTTACGCAGCCGAGGTCAACTACAACAAGCTGGCGACGGATCGCGGCCAGCTCATCCCGCGTGACGAGGTCATTGAGCTTCTCGACCACGTGCTTTCGACCGTTCGCTCGTCCGTCATGGGGTTACCCGACCGTCTGTCGCGCGACGCCGGTTTGACGGGCCGTCAGGCGGAACAGGCTGTTGCCGTCACAGATGATCTGATCGGCGAAATTCATCGCACGCTCGGTGCCTATATTGAGCGAATGCAGGAACGACAGGCGCAGGGCGCCGACGTCGCCGAGGCTGCGGAGTAAACCCGTGTCGGTACACTATCTGCCGCCCCGGCCGCACGGCTGGCGCCCGCCGGAGTATGCCCAGGCGCATGAGGCGCTGGCGGCCGCGTTGGCGTCAATCGCGCCGGTCGAGCGGGTCACGGTTTCCGACTGGGCAGCCCGCGACCGGCACCTGCTCGACAATGGCGCCGTGGTGCGCTGGCGTAACGACGTCGTGCCGTACATGTGTGAGCCGATGGATATGGTCACGTCCCGCCGATATCGCGGGGCGGTGTTCGCCGGTCCGGCGCGAACCGGAAAAACCGATGGGCTCGTGATCAACACCATCGGCCACAAGGTGTGCTGCGATCCGGGTGACATTCGCGTCATTCACATGGACCAGGCAGCGGCGCGCGAATTCTCGATAAAGAAGGTGTCGAGCCTGATCCGTCATTCGCCGGCAGTGAAGGAGCGGCAGGCGACCGGGCGCTTTTCCGACAACATCTATGACAAGCGCTTCCTCGGAAACATGATGCTCGACATCGGTTGGCCGGTGATCTCCAAGGTGTCGGCGAGCGACATCCCGACGATGCTGCTGACCGACTATGACCGGATGCCCGACGACATAGACGGTGAAGGCAACCCGTTCGATCTCGCCATGAAGCGGACCCAGACATTCGGGTCTCGCGGTATGGCTATCGCCGAATCCTCGCCGGGTCGTTTGTTGCTCGATGAGGACTGGAAACCGTCCGACGACGAACCGCATCTCGCACCGCCGACGTCCGGCATCATGGCGCTCTACAATCGCGGGACGCGGGGCCGCTACTATTGGACCTGTCGCGATTGCGGATCGCGGTTCGAGCCGGACTTCGACCTGTTGGTCTATCCCCGTGAGGGGACACCCGCGCAACGCGGCGCCGCCGCCGAACTCGCGTGCCGGCACTGCGGGTCCCTGATCGCGCCGCGACACAAGCGCGAGTTCAATGCCGAAGCCGTGTGGTTGCATGAGGGGCAGGGCGGCGAGCTTTTGCCTCTCGCTGATAGCGGAGTCAGGGAAACTGACATCGTCTCTTGGTGGCTGAAAGGTGCGTGCGCTGCGTTCCAGTCCTGGACGGAACTGGTCACGAAATACGAGGCAGCGGTCGAGGAGTTCGAGCGCACTGGCGACGAGACCAGCCTGAAGACGACGGTGAACGTCGACCAGGGTCACCCGCACCGTCCGCGCGCTCTCGGCACCGGTTCTGACATGACGGTCAAGGCGTTGAAGGAGCGCGCCGAACGCTATGTGCTCGGGGTCGCGCCGGCCGCAACGCGGTTCGTCACCGTGCAGGTCGATGTGCAGGGCAAATACTTCGTGCTGCATGTCGATGCGGTGGGGCCCGACCTCGAGCGATGGACCATCGCCCGGCGGGTCATCACCGCGCCGCCACAGGATGCGCCAAGCGCGGACACGCGCGCGCTCGACCCCGGTCGGTATCGTGAGGATTGGGCTGGCCTCTTCGACCTGCTCGACGAGGTGTTTCCGGTTGCCGGCACGGGCTACGGCATCAAGCCATGCGCGCTGATCGTGGACAGCGGCGGCGCCGACGGGGTGACCGCCAACGCCTATGCGTTCTATCGCCAGGCGCGGAAGCTCGGTCACCTGCGTCGGGTGTTCATCTCGAAGGGCCTGCCCGGATGGAAGTCGGAACGGGCACGCGAGGTCGAGCCCGCCAAGATCAATCAGACCCGCAGGAAGGTGCCGACGGACATTCGCATCGTGCAGATGGGAACGTGGCGGCTCAAATCCGAGGTGATTGAAAGCCTGTTGCGGCGTGACCCCGGCCCGGACGCGTACCACCTCAGCGCCCATTTGCCCGAGGAGGTGTTCGAGGAGCTTTGCGCCGAGCGGCGCACGAAAACGGGATGGGAGTTGCGGCAAGGCCAGAAGCGGAACGAAGCGCTGGATCTCGCCGTGCAGGCCAAGGCGTTGTGCATCGTGCTCGGCGCCGAGTCCATTGATTGGGCCGCGCCGCCTGCCTGGGCCGCGCCGGTCGAAGAGAACATTTTCGCCGTCAAACTCGATCCGGCCCGTCCGCAGGAGCCGGAGCCGGTCGCTGTTCCGACAGGTCGTCGCCGTCGTGTGCGGTCACGCGGAATTTGAGAGGTTCCCCATGGCAGGACTTACCCTCGAGCAGGCGCAAGAGCGGCTGAACGACTGGCTTGAGGCGGACGCGGCCGTCGCTCGCAGCCAGTCCTATACGATTGGTACACGTACGCTCACACGCGCAAACGCCTATCAGATCCGTGAGAACATCGACTTCTGGACCAAGCAGGTCGAACGGCTGTCAGCGGTGTCCTCGCGCGGCCGGCGTCCTCGCTACATCGTGGGGCTGTGATGACGACGATCAAGGTTCCACGCCAAACGATTGTTGACCGCGTCGTCGGTTATTTTGCGCCCGGCCTCGCGCTGTCGATGCTTCGCGACCGGACCATGCTGTCCGCCTATACGGGGCAGGGTGGCTACAAGGGGGGGCGGCGCGACCGGCGCGCGACCCGCAATTGGCACCCGGGCGGTGGCAGCGCCGACGCAGACCTGTTGCCGCAGCTTACGGACCTCAGGGGCCGTTCGCGCGATCTCGCGCGCAACCTGCCGGTGGCGACCGGCGCCATCCAGACGAACCGGACCCACGTCATCGGCGAGGGGCTTGTCCTGAATGCGCAGTGCAACCGGAAGGCTCTGGGGATCACCGAGGAGCAGGCGACCGCCTGGAACGAGACGACCGAAGCCGAGTGGCAGTTGTTCTGCCGGTCGGCCGACTTCACGAGCGTGCAGCATTTCGCCGACCTGCAGGCGATGCTGTTCGGTGGCGTCCTGGAGAGCGGCGATATCTTCGCCATTCGCCGATTTCGGCGCGATCCGGGTGATGCCTATGGCACCAAGGTGCAGGTGATCGAGGCCGACATGGTCTCAAACCCGAACTGGATGGCGGACACGGATACGCTGGTCGCCGGCATCGAGCACACCCGTCAGGGCGTTCCTGTCGCGGTTCATGTGACCGACCGGCATCCTGGAGACCGCCGGCGCACCGCCGTCTCATGGCGGCGGGTGCCGATGCGCTACAACGACGGACGACAGATTGTCGTGCATCTGTTCGACCGGCTGCGTCCGACGCAAACGCGCGGCATTCCTTATCTCGCGCCGGTGGTCGAGGCGCTCAAGTCGCTCGGTGACTACACGGACGCAGAGGTCCGTGCGGCGGTTGTCAGTGCCATGTTCACGGTGTTCGTGAAGGGGGCCCCGTCACCCGAGACGGGCCCGCTGGCCTCCACGGATGCCGGCGGCACCGGGCGCGAGGATGAAATCGAACTCGGTGCCGGGGCGGTCGTGGATCTCGCTGAGGGCGAGGACATCGTGACGGCGAACCCGGGGCGACCAAACCCGCAGTTCGATGCGTTCGTGACGGCGTTCCTGCGACAGATCGGCGTGGCGCTCGAGCTGCCGTTCGAACTGCTGATCAAGCATTTCACGGCGAGCTATTCCGCCTCGCGCGCCGCGCTGGAGATGGCCTATCACTCGTTTCGGCGCCGGCGCTCGTGGTTCGTTCGCCAGTTCATGGAACCCGTCTATGGCTGGTTTCTGGAAGAGGCTGTGCTGACGGGCCGGATCGATGCGCCCGGGTTCTTCGATGACCCGGCGATCCGCGCCGCCTGGATGCGTGCCACCTGGACGGGCCCCGTCCGGATCTCGCTCGACCCGAAGAAAGATGCGGAAGCCGACAAGATCGACGTCGAGCAGCGGGTCAAGACACGTCAGCAGGTGCTGACCGAGCGTACTGGCGGGGATTTCGACCAGAAGGTCGAGCAGGTGCGACGGGAGGAGGCGGCGCTCGAAGGCCTGTCCGCCGCATCGCCGTCACCGGCTCCGATGCTGCCATCTCCCGACGATGAAGAGGACGACGACGCATGACGGTTCTTCTCCCCCACATCATGATGCAGCTCGTCGATATGCCGCTCGTGCTGCATCCGGGCAAGGTCAAGGCGATTCTCATCGGATTGGGCGGACGTCTCGTCGAGGGCGGGTTTCGTCTCGAGGATGACGGCATCCAGGTAGTCGACCACTGGCCGGCCCAACGGGCCGGAACGCTCGCCGATAATGTAGGGCGGGCATATGACCGTGCCGGACAGCCTCCCTACACGCTGGTCAACAACGTTGCCGTGATTCCCATTGAGGGGACCCTCGTTCACAAGGGGTCGTACGTGGGAAAATCATCCGGCCAAACCTCCTACGAGGGTCTGCAAGCGCAGGTCGCTCGGGCCGGACGCGACGACCGCGTCAAGGGAATTGTCTTCGAGGTCGACAGCTATGGAGGTCTCGTGTCTGGCGTCGCCCAAACCTGCGAGATGATCAGGCGGGTTTCAGAGGTCAAGCCAACGATGTCGATCCTCACCGACGCGGCCGCGTCTGCTGCGTACTGGCTTGCCTCACAAGCGCGCCAGATTGTCATTCCGCCGGATGGCAATGTCGGATCGATCGGTGCGCTGGCGGTCCACACCGATCTGTCCAGACAGGCCGATGCAGACGGCGTCACGGTCACGCTGATCGCGGCTGGCAAGCACAAGGCCGATGGAAATTCGCTCACCCCGTTGCCGGAGGATGTCCGCGACCGGATACAGGCGAGAGTCGAGGCTGTGCGACAGAACTTCGCCGCTGCGGTGGGACGGGCGCGGGGCAAGCGGTTCACTGCGGACGCGGCCCTGGCGACGGAAGGGGCGACCCTCGACGACGTCGAGGCGCTCAAGATCGGGATGGTCGATGCGATCGGCTATCCGAACGACGCATTTGCCGAGTTCGTCGCGGCAGTCAATCGGACGCGGTAGTCCGACAATCAGGAGAGTGAAGATGACGACTTCAAGTCTTGCTGCCGTCGCGAACGCGGCGGCTGATGCCGACGTGCGCGCGGGCCGTTCGGAGAATGCTCCGCCGGTCGAGGAGGTCGTGGCCCGGGCCGATCACGACGCCGCCCTCAAGGCAGCGCGCGATGAGGGCTTCGCCGCCGGTGTGAAGGCGGAAAACGCCCGCATTCTGACCATCGAGGGCAATGCCCTGAAGGGTCACGAGGCGCTTGTCGCCGCGCATAAGGCGGATCCCTCGGTCACGCCCGAGGCGTCCGCCATGGCGATCCTGAAGGCGGAGCGCGAAAAGCCCGCTTCCGATCCCAAGGCGGGCGCACAGCGCACGCTCGAGGCGATGGACAAGGCCGCCGAGGGTGTCGAAAGCCGTCCGTCGGCCGCCGGCGATGCTGGCGCGGATGCGCCCAAGGCCACGACCCCGGAGGGGTGGACCGCCGAATGGGAGGCTTCCGACAAACTGAAGGCCACGTACCCGACCGCCGAGTCCTATGTGGCGACCATGAAGCGCAAGGCGCGCGCCGCCTGACGCGTCCATTCGGTCATCGTGACCGGTGTTTCAGAACTCCAGAACCTGAGGTGACATCATGACCACGCTCGCCGCGAACAAGCTTCGCGACTACCAGCTCGGCGACAACGAGGAATATCCCGTCATCGCCGACGACACGATCTTCCAGGGTGCGGCCGTCGGCGAGAACGGCTCCGGCTATTCCCGTCCGCTCGTCGCCGGCGACCCGTTCCAGGGGTTCGCCATTGCCGAGGCGAACAACGCCGGCGGTGCCGCCGGGGCTATCAGCGTCAACGTGCGCAAGCGCGGCAACATCGCCCTGCCCATTTCCGGGCTTGCGGTGACGTCCAACGATCGTCCGGTGGTCTACGCCAGCGATGACGATACGTTCACGCTGACCGCGACGAGCAACTCGCCGATCGGGCGCGTGTCGCGCTGGGTCTCGACCGGCGTCGCCATCGTCGAGTTCGACGCTGCAATGGCGCGCGAGATTGCCGAGCGTGTGGCCGGCGACGTCTGACGCCAGCGCAAGCGCTCCCTCCTGACCGTCTCTGGCCGCGCCATTCCAGCGCGGCTTTTTCATGCCCGCGCCGATGTGCGCGACCACCAGAAAGGACAGCACAATGCTTCCGCAGCAGTTCCAGAAAATCACCACCGAGGGCGTGCGCGGCATGATCCTCGCGCGCATCGACACCGGGTCCACCAACTGGGTGAACAGCGTCGCCATGCGCATGACCTCCATGCAGGCGAGTGAGGAATACGCCTGGCTCGGCTCGTCTCCGGCCCTGCGCGAGTTCATCGGCGGGCGTACGCCGGCCGAACTGCGCGAGCTTTCGTTCATCATCTCGAACAAGGATTTCGAGACGTCGCTCCGCATCCAGTCCAAGGACATGCGGCGTGACAAGCTCGGCATGATCCAGGTTCGTATCAACCAGCTCGCCGACCGGGCGCTCGATCATCCGGCCAAGCTTCTGTCCACGCTCATTCTGAATGGCGCGGCGTCCACGTGCTACGATGGCCAGTATTTCTTCGATACCGATCACAGCGAGGGCGACAGCGGGGCACAGAGCAACGACCTGTCGCGGGCAATCGTCGACAAGGATGCTCCCACCGGCGACGAGATGGCCGACTCCATCATGGAGTGCATCATGGCCATGTACGGGTTCAAGGACGATCGCGGCGAGCCGATGAACCAGTCGGCGAGCGAGTTCACCGTCATGGTTCCGCCGTCCTACCTCAAGGCCGCGATGCTCGCCGTGAAGGCGATCCTCGGAACTGGCGGCAAGAGTGCGACCCTGCCGACGCTTTCGGCCGATTTCACGATCAACGTGGTGGTCAATCCGCGCCTGTCGGCCTGGACCGACAAGTTCGTGCTGATCCGCACGGACGAGGCGGCGAAGCCGTTCATCCTGCAGGAGGAGGATATTCCTGATGTCGTCGCGCTCGGCGATGGCACGGAGTACGAACAGCTCCACAAGGAGCACCTCTACGGCATCGATTGGACCGGCAACGTCGGCTACGGCTACTGGCAGTTTGCCTGCCTGATGACCCATACCACCGCGTAATGCGGTGATGGGCAGCGCCCGCGGCTTCGGTCGCGGGCTTTCTCTCCGATCATCGGAAGGCATTCCCCATGAAATATCGTGTTGAAGGCGGCGTCGCCGAGATCGGCGCCGACATGCTGTTGCGTCTCAGCGACGAGCAGGCGTCCGCGCGAAGCCATGCGCTCGAGCAGTCCGACGACGGCAAGCAGTGGCGCCCGCGCCATGTGGTGCAGTTCAAGAGCGGCGAGGAACTCGGCATCGACTGCGATCCCGAGGACCTGCCGCGCTCGCTGTCTCTGGTGCTGGTGCCGCTTGGCAAGCGCCGCAAAGCCGCCCGTGGCAAGCCGGCGGACCAGCCGCGCGAGGAGATTTCGGACGACGAGGACGGTGACGCCTCCGACGACGGTGAACCCGAGGGAGATGGCGGCGACGTTCCGTCCCTGGAGGGCTGATCGATGGCCGTCGAGTCCGCAGCGGATCGGGCCGCGTTTCTCGATGTCGATGAGTTCGGCCTCTCTGTCACCTACACCAGGTCCGGCGGTGGCGTGTCGGTCTTCGCCGGCATCTTCGACGAGGTGGACGATATGATGGGTCTGACCGATCCGGGTATTGTCTCCGCCTCGCCTGTTCTCACGTGTCGCACGGCGGACCTGCCAACGGGGGCGGGCGAAGGCGACACGCTCTCCATCGACGGTGACACCTATGCCGTTGCGGCTCCGCCTCGCCACGATGGCACGGGCATGACGACGCTCACGCTCGAGGCGGTGTCATGAGCCATGTCCGGACACAGATCATCGGGGCGGTTGTTGCCGCGCTGACGGGGCTTTCCACCACCGGCGCGAACGTATTCCCGCAACGTCGATACCCGACGGGTGACGGTCAATGGCCGTGCCTGCTGGTCTATCGCGGGCGGGAGGTCTCGACCCCCGACGAGATCGGCCGACCGCCTCGGGAAATGGCGCGCACGCTGGAGGTCCTCGTCGAGATCGTCGCCACGGGGGCTCATGCCGAAGACGTCATCGATGACGCGTGTGTCGAAATCGAGCAGGCGCTCGCGGCGGACGTGACCCTCGGGGGGCTGGCGATGGAAACATTCGTTTCCGGCTATGAGCCCGCCCCCCTGCTTCCAGACCAGCCGCGCCAGCAGACGGGCGCGGCACGACTGACACTCAACATTTCCTATCGAACCACCGACGCGGATCCGGAAACGGCCGCGTGATGAAAGGGTAAGACCATGACGACGGTTCACGGCAATGAAGGCAAGGTGATGGTGGGGACGGACGAGCTCCGGGTGCGCTCGTTCAGCCTGACCACCCGGGCGCCGGTCTCCAATGACACCGCCATTGGCGATGCATGGGATGTCAACATCGCGGGCGCGCCGAAAAGCTGGTCCGGCACGCTGACGGCCACCTACAAGAAGGCGTCGAACGAAGCGCAGGAGGCCTTGGCGGCGGGGGCGAGCGTGGCGCTCGAGCTTTATGCTGCCGGCGATGGAGCGGGCGAGACCTATTACTCCGGCACGGCCCTGATCGAGGAGCGCGGGCTTTCGAGCTCGGTCACCGACCCTGTCGAGGTCACGTTCAGTTTCACCGGCACCGGTGCGCTCGCCAAAGAAACCGTGGGGGCCTGATCATGAGCGTCATCGATCGCGCCCGCGCGCATTACAAGTCCCTCCCGCGCAAGGAAATCAAGGTTCCGGAGTGGGGTGAAGAGGGCGAACCGCTCGTGATCTATGCCAGCGCGATGACCGTCGCGCATACCGACAGGATCTCCGACGAGGGCAATGCGAACAAGGCGGAAATGTTCGTCGATGTTCTCATTCTCAAAGCCCAGGACGCGGACGGGAACATGCTGTTCAGCGACAAGGACCGGCACACGCTGACCCGGGAGGCGGACAAGCGGGTCGTTTCCCGGATCGCGCTCGAGATCCTGTCGGGACCGGACGCAAAGACGCTCGAGGGAAACTGAGGAGCGGTCGGCGGGCGTTGCAGTTCGCGCTTGCCGACCGCCACCACTGGCCGGTTTCGCTCGTCGAGGAGATGCCGGAAAGCGAGTTTCAGGAGTGGTTGATCTTTCTGACGAAGATCAAGCCGGAGCAGGACAGGAAGGGGTAGGGCGTGACTCCAGACCTTAAATTTCGCATCCGAGGTTCGGACGAGTCCGCCCCCGCCTGGAACTCCGCACGGCGGCATATGGGTGATACTCGCCGAGCAAGCGTGCTGCTGAGCGGAGACGTGCGGGCTGCCACAGAAGCGGTCAAGGGACTCGGAAGGGAGGCCTTGATCGGTTTCGGTGTCGTGGGTGCGGCGGTCGGAGCCGCGACACTGGCGATGCGCCAGTCAGCGGCATCCATCGCCGAAATTGGTGATGCCGCCCGCAGGGCCGGCATGGACGTGGTCACGTTCCAGGAGCTCTCATACGTCGCCGAGAAGAACCGGATCTCGGTTGATGCCCTGACGGACGGCATGAAGGAATTGTCCTTGCGTGCTGACGAGTTTGTCGTGACCGGAAAGGGGCCCGCTGCGGAGGCGTTTCAGCGTCTTGGCCTTGGCGCGGATGCGCTTGCCGAGAAACTCTCCGACCCCAAGGCGTTGTTCATCGACATCATCGACCGGTTGCGCCAGCTCGACAAGGCGGCGCGGATTCGCATCGCCGACGAGATTTTCGGCGGCACCGCAGGTGAGCGTTTCGTCGAACTGATCGATCAAGGTGCGGACGGCATTCGCGATACAATCAAGGAGGCCAATCGCCTCGGGATCGTGATCGATCGCGAGGGTGTCGACAAAGCTGCTGATGTCGATGCCGCGTTCAAGCGTATCACCAACACCATCGGAACAAACCTCAAGGCGGCGGTGGTTGATGTTGCCGGGGAGCTGACGCATTGGCTGGACCTGCTGGATGCCGTCGATCGCCGATCCGACGCGACCATCCGAAAGCAGATCCAGGACAAAATGGTTGCTGTTGACCGGATCGCATACAACTTCGGTCCCACGTCGACGGCTGTCAAAAACGGCCTTGCCGAAATCGATCTTCTGCAAAAAGAGCTCGCGAAACGTGCTTTGGAGCGCGGGCCTACCAGGGTGCAAACCTTCGGGCGCAAGGATGGCATGGTCGACTTTGGTTCGGGGAGTCTCAGCTTCACTCCCATCAAGGTCGACCCGGATGCAGACAAGGCCCGCGCCAAAGCCACCAAGGACGCGGAACGGCAGGAGGCGCAATACAAGCGGGTCATCGATGCGTTGAACCGCGAACAGGCCGCGCTTTCCATGACATCGCTCGAGCAGCGCATCGCAAACGAGCAGGTCCGCGCCGGGGTAACGGCGAAGTCCGACCAGGGCAAGGCGATTTCGGCGGTGGTGACGCGTATCGAGCAGGAGCGCAAGGCGCAAGAGGCTTTCAACGAGCGGCTGCAGTTCTTCGGTGAACTTGGCGCGGGCGCGTTCAGCGACCTGATTGCCGGTGCCGAGAATTTTGAGGGCGTCATGCGTCGCGTCGGCCTGTCCATCGCCGATGCGGCGTTGCAGGCGGCCATATTCGGGCAAGGGCCGCTCGCCAGCCTGTTCGGCCTGCAGTCCACCGGCACCAGCAGCTTCGGCGGGCTGCTGGGGTTGTTCGACGGGTTCTTCGCAGGCGGTGGATCACTCGGTGCGGGACGGTGGGGCATTGCCGGTGAAGCCGGTTATCCCGAAGTCGTCACGGGCCCGGCGAAGGTCTGGACCCCTGCGGACCTGGCGGCGGTGGCCGGGCACTCCGGTGCGTCTGGTGGACAATCCCGGTTGGTGGTGTCGCTGGGGCCGGGCCTCGAGGCGAGCATTCTCGACCAGGCTGCCGGGCAATCCATCGCGATCGTCGAGGACTATGACGAGCGCCGGGCTCCGGCCACGGCCCGCGCCGCCGTTGCCGGCGCAAACCGCTCCAGCACCCGACGGGAGTTCCGCCAATGACGATTGACTATCCGCGTGAGCTTCCGGCATGGCTGCGGGTGCTGACCCCGACGCGTTTCGCGGTAGTGCGGGACCAGTCGATCAATCGGCGGCGCGGCCGGCCCATGCAGGTGATCGACAAGAGCGACCCCTATTGGTCGCTGGACCTGACCACCGGCAACTGCACGGCGGATCGCGTGGCGGAAATGGAGGCGTGGGTTGCCTCCCTGCGCGGCGGGTTGAACGACATGCTGTATCGCGATCCGCGACACGTCACGCCGCGCACCTATGGCGGCACGTTCGACGGGCTCACGCGGCATGGCGGCGGGGCGTTCGATGGCACGGCAGACGTCGACAGCATCGCGCCCGCAACGGTCACGGTGTCGGATCTGCCGTCGACCTTCGCGCTCAAGGCTGGCGATCGCATCGGGCTCGAGGAGGGCGGCGCCTATTCGCTGCACCGTATCCTCGAGGATGCGACCGCCGTTGCCGGCGTCGTGACCCTGTCCGTCGACCCGTTCATTCGAACCGGGCTGTTCTCGACCTCGGCGACGGCAAACTTCCTGCGTCCCGCCGTGCGGATGATCGTGACCCAATTCGATCCGCCTGACGGTCGTGCGTTGCAGACGCTGCACCTGGCAGCATCCGAAAGGGGGCTCTGATGCGCAGTCTCGATCCCGCCGTCACGGCGCTGATGGTTTCCGGGCGCTGGATACAGCGCGAGGCGATATTGTTCGATTTTGCCGAGGGGCAGTACGGGTTCTGGTGGGGGCAGGGGCCGTTCACGTGGAACGGGGTGACGTTCGTCGGGGCGGGGCAGCTCCTGGATGTGCAGGACGTTTCCGCCGGGGGCGACATGCCGCCGGAACTGACAGTGACGCTGTCGGCGGTGCCGAACAGCGACCTGACGCCAGACGTGCTCGCCACCGTCGAGGAGTACACCTGGCACCTCAGGCCGGCGCTCGTCTATCGCTTTTTCTTCTCGCCCGAGACGGGGGCGATGGTGGGCTCGCTGCCGGACGTGCTGTTCCGGGGGCAGGTGGACCAGATCCGGCACCTCGAGGGCGAGAGCTACACGCTCGAGGCGCGGCTCGTCGGGCGCACCGTCGATCTGCGCAAGGCAGGCCGCTTCATCAGGGGCATCGAGACGCAGAAGGTGATTAACGGCGGCGAGCCGGACCTCTTCTTCGAACATGCCGCCTCGTCGGCGACGCAGACCGCCAAATGGGGGACGGGCGAATGAGGCTGGCCGGATGGGAAGAGCGCGTGCTCGACGTGATCGCCGATCACCAGGGGCGTCCGTTCGAGTGGGGCGGCCGGCGTGGCGGCTCCGACTGCCACATGATGGCGATGGATGCGGTCGAGGCCGTCACGGGTGCCGACCCCTATGCCGACGAGCGCGGGCGCTATCGCACCGCCATCGGCGCGTTGCGCCGGTTCACCGCGCGCGGGTTCTCCGGCCTCGGCGATGCCTATGCCGCGGTGCTCGACGAGGTGCCGCCCTCTCTCGCGCGGCGCGGTGACATAGGCCTGGTGCAGGTCGCCGATGCGTCCGGGCGTCTCGCAGAGGCGGCGGTGGTGATCCTGCCACCGCACGCCTATGGCAAATCCGAGCAAGGCGCGTTGCGCCTGCCTCTCTCCGCCGTGACACGAGCCTTCAGGGTCGAGTGATGATCACACCAATCCTGGCACTGTTCCTGCTGGTGATGTCCGCCGGCGCGGCCTCGGCCGCGCCGATCGCGGCGGCCATCGTCGGGCTCATCGGACTGACCGGCACGGCGGCCTCCTTCGCCACGGCCGTGATCGGCATTGGCCTGTCGCTTGGTGCTCGAACGCTGCTGTCCTCGCTGTTAAGTCCTTCCGAGCCCGATGTCTCGCCGGCGTCGCTCGGGGCCAGTGCCGAGTTGCGGTTCGGCTCGCGCGTCGCGCATGAGCTGGCGTTCGGCGAGGTGATCACCAGCGGACACTACATCTACTGGAACACCCACGGCGCGAACCGGCGCTATCTCGACCAGGTCTATGTGCTGGCGTCGGGCTGGTGCGACAGCCTCATGGCGCTTTATGTCAACGGCGAGTCCGTGAGCCTGCTGGAGGTCGACAGCGGCACCGGCTGGACGAAATACGCCGTCACCCTGCCGGACGATGGCGGCACGCGCCGCATGTGGGTCACATTCTGGGAGGGCCGGCACGACCAGGCGGCAAGCCCGGCGCTCGTCGCGAACTCCAATCCCCCCGGCCGCTGGTCGACGGACCACATCGGCGTCGGCATGTGCTACGCGCATGTCGAGGCGGATTATGACGCCAATCTCGAGGCGTTCCGGGGCCTGCTGAACGGCTCGTCGTTGAAATTCCGGTTCAAGGGGTTGCGGCTCTACGATGCCCGGCTCGACACCACCGCCGGCGGCTCCGGCTCGCATCGGCTCGACGACTGGACGACCTGGGAATGGTCGGACAATCCGGCGGTTGCCTGCCATCATTACCAGCTCGGGTATTTCATCAACGGCGTGCGCGTCGTCGGCATGGGCCTGCCGGCCTATGACCTCGCCACGACCCATTACATGGCGGCGGCGAACGTCTGCGACGAGTCTGTTGCCGTGCCGGGCGGCGGCACGGAACCGCGCTACCGGGTGGCGATGTTCGCGAGCGACGAGGTCGAGGCCGTCGACGTTGTCGACCGGCTGGTCTCGGCGATGGGTGGCGAGCGGCTGGAGCGCGACGGCATTCACGGCGTGCTCGCCGGCGCGGCACAGGTGCCCGTCGCGGCGCTGACCGACGATGACCTTGTCGCCGGTCAGCCGGTGACATTCTCCACGCGGCTGACGCGACAGGATCTCGTCAACGAGCTGTATGGGCAGTATTCCGATCCCGACCAGTTGTTCGAGCTCGCCGATATCGAACCGGTGATCGGCGATACCGCTCTCAAATCGGAGGACGGGGGCGAGACGCGGCCGGCGCCGGTGACGCTGCAACAGGTGCCGAGCGCGACGCAGGGGCGTCGTCTGCTGCTGATCTCGTTCCGGCGCGGGCGGATGCAGGCGCGGGCCTCGATCGTGCTGGGACTGGAGGCGCGCACGCTGGAGGTCGGCGACTGGATCACCTGGCGTGGGCGCACGTGGACAATCAGCGGCACCAGCATGTCGACCGGCGATGACGTGATTGTCGTCTCGCTCGCGGAAATCGCCGCCAGCGTCTATGCGGTTGGCGCCGGGGACGTGACCACGGTTCCGGTGATCCCGACCCCGCCGGCGCTGCCGGCCCGCCCGACGAATGTGTCGGGCCTGCTGGTGCAGGCGACGACGCTCACGGGCGCGGACGGTCA